GATTATTTCACACGTAGTTTTACAGTCGCCATATGCGCCAAGTGCTTATCACTTGAGATATTGTTTCTGTATTTTCGTTAATTTGACGAATTTTAGTAACTATCGTCAGTAGTTTGGTCTTGTACCTCTCAACAATTTATTGTTGTTATAGTTAGTTGGAATCTCATTCCCGCCCCATTTATCCTAACCATATGTATTATGGTTCTTAAGTCATTAACTCGAGCGATATCGACTACATGAATACGTGTCTTAGACACACTGTTTTGGGCTCCTCCCCCAAATCTTTTATTTAGAGGAAGTTTTTATAACACTAAGTCTTACGTCCGGGAGATAATCCGGACTACTCATTCTGAACGAATGATCTTTGATAACTTGCTATTATCAAGGATACCTACAGCAAAACCCCAAAAAGGGATCGTATCCCTCTATTGTTTGTAATTTAACCTTTTAGATAGGAGTGCATTTGAGCATGATGATGTCATATAACTAGTCACAGCAAGCATAGTGTAATTTTGTTTTTAAGGCGGTTACGCGTCCGAAAGGATAACATAGTTTAAAATCTGAACTCTTTTTGTTTTTAGAGCTCTTCTTTTCCGATGTTTGAGCGACCGTTTTTGCGGCGTTATAATCTTATTGAAGAATTGAAGCCGATTGGGTGACTTGGCAAGTCATCCAGCACCCGCATAGACCGTAAGACAGTCTGGGTGACCTTTGTTCGGAGCGTGTTCAACACTCATTAATTTCAGACATAGAAATGTTTCTTCAAACCCTCGCTACCGTGTCTGTTTTGTGTGCTCCTGTGGTGTTTTCCTCCTTTATCCTCTTTTTTGTGTGTCCCTTCTTTCTCTTTCCTTTTCTTTTGTGTGTGTATGAACGAAGCCGTCGTTCAAGTTTTTGGAAGAAATTACTTATAATTTCTTCACCCTTTGTGTTTTTACAATTTCTTAGTTCTCCTGTTGAGTCTTATGAGATTGTTTTCACACACCCCCGTACCCCTGTACCAACGTCGTCCCCAACATTCCTCGTTGAACCGGCTTACTTTGTCGTTTTAGGTATGTGTTACCTTGCCCTCTTCACTCTCGTTTGCTTGATGTTCCATCATCGCACTAGTGCGCGTGAAGATGAGCCCCAGTACCTACCTCAATCATCAAGGATTAAGCCTTATGATGATGCCCTTGAGGGTGTACAAACCTTACCCCTACCGACCACCAACCTTGACCCGTCGAGTCTTTCCTTTGCGGATCTTTTTCCCCCACAAGTCGTTCAGCCTGAGGTCCAAGGCGATTATGTTGCATCACCCGTTGATGCCACCCTTGGTGAGACTTTTAACCCTGAAGAGACTCTCCGTCAAGATGAGCCCCCACCTCTCGAAGGAACACTAGATGACTCTGTTCAGGCTTTTACTTGGCTGTTTCGCCGGTTTTTCCCCGTTCGTGAGATCGTTGAATGTACCGATCTGGTCCCTCATGATCCTAATGCCCCTGTCATTGAACCACCCCTTAACATCATTTATTTTGACGTTTTGGCTTCTTTTGTCGATGATAGTGATCTCGCTGTCTGGGATATTATCCGCTCTCAAGATTTTTCGAAGGGTCCAGAGGATCGTCAGTTACCCCTCTGGCTTCCGTTTACTTATATTGGTTTCATTACCTTACTAGCAGATGGGAAAGTCACCCCCTTACAGTTATTGAGACTCAGCTTGCATCTCACCTTTGATGCGTTCATGAAGATTCCCGTGGCCTTTTATTTGTTTCTCGTGTTCCTTTATGATTTCATGTGCTCCAATACCCTTTTTGGTCTATGCAATGAGCTTATTTTCCAACCTGCTCGATACATTTTAAGTGGTGAATACCTTTCGGCTGAGACACCCGCTGATACTTACCTTTTCGCGAGCGTCATGACTGTACCCTGTTATGTTGGTTGGGCGATAGGGTATTACTTTGCTATCGATGGAATGATCATTATTTTTGGTTTGTCGTTTTTATGGTTGAGTGCTTTCCGTAACACTCTCATGATTTTGATAGGTACCTTTAATAAGAGCACTACAGTCCTCGGTACCCTTAAGAACATCATCATTCTGTTCTTCGCACCTTCACTTCTACCATTCTTCATCATCCCTAGCATTGAAGAAAGGCTTAAAATACGTTTGCCTCACAACACACGTCGTGCAACAGCTCTGCTTGAAGCTTTGTTGTTTGTACTCACTTGTGGCCCGTGGGTTATTCCTGTTCGCTTGTGTTGGTTGGTCTTACATGAGGTTCTCTTTAAGTTTGGCGAAAGGTACCGTGATGTTGATGCCCCTATCTCCGCTCATCGCGGTCTCAATATCATTGCTGCTCATGTTGAGAGATTTTTGCAACCCCAAGCTGATCTCAATGCCAATCTTTTTAAAGTCCGCTGTAACAACTTGTATTCGGGACCCAATTTTCGAAATCGCATTCCCCCAAGTCATTGGAAGTCTTTAAGATTCTATCGCCAGTTTGAACGTTTGAAACAGATTCATCATTTACCTGATCTCTGGTCTGTTCAATACGAAAAGAGCCCTGAGCTGATCCGTTATTATCTTGATTGCGTCTTGTTGATGCAGGGTCGTTGTTGTGTTGACCAAGTGCGTTCTAGTCTCCACAAAGTCCCTGGTGTTTTGCAACCGCAGTCCGGTTCCCTCAATGATTTTCAGATCGGTATTTTAGCGACCAAAATCGTCCATCAGGTGACTAGTTACTCAAATTTCACCAACTTCGTCTTGATGTTCTCGAGGGAGTTAGCTGACTACTGTGTTGATTATAACGTGTTGCTCACTAAGGTTTCACACTATGTCTTAGAAGTTGACAACTGGTTTGGTGGTATTCTTATGAAGCAGGGTGGTTCTTTCTTTGAGTCTCAAGCTTACAAGGACCTTATTGGTTTCATGTATAGCTTCCTCTTGACTTTCGGTTCCTCTCTTCCGCGGTGGATTCCGCCTACAATCTTTGATAAACTACCCGACTTCAAGAATTTTGGTGAGCTCGTCCAACACCTAGTCATGATGCCCCGCAATATTTATCAAGCCGTTGTTGAATTTTATGCTACCGGCAGTATCCCATCATACTTCTGTGGAGGTATTGATGCCATCACTGCGCGAGCTAATGTACTTCTCACTAAACCATTGCCCGATGAGAGAGACATGAATATGGTCACCAAGCGTAGAGAGATGTTAGAAGAGGCTACGTCTTTGATTAGTATCCTCGAGAAATCTGCCAAATCTGGTTCCCCTATCCCAGAAGCCCACTTTAAGTTACTTGGTAGGTTGCGTGATTATTCCCGTCCACCCCGCACCCAGGATAAAGTTAAACCTTTCGTCTTGTCTTTTGTCGGTCCTGCTGGTACTGGTAAATCGAACCTCGCCAATACACTTTACAGTGTTATTGCTCATAAGTTGGGTGAGACTTCAAGTGAGGTTTCAGCTGGAAATCGTCTCTTGTCCCTTCGTGCTGGTAACAAACACATTGATGGTGTTCCTAACCTTGGTTCTGTTCTTGGTGTGATCTTTGATGATCTCGGGCAAGACCCTGATAAGGAGATTCAGCGTCAAGAGATGGCCATGTTGCACGCCTTAGTTTCTGATATCGTCACGGCAGTTCCAATGGCCTCCGTCGAGAATAAGGAACGTGCCCTCGACTTGCAACCCCAAATGACTTTTGTGTGTACCAATAACCAATACGTCTGGCCCCCTGCCGGCGGAGACATTGCTAGTCAAGTTCGACGTACCCCACTTGTCGTCCGTGTCAACAGCAAAAACAAGGTTTTCTCTGAGAGTGTCATTCCGAATGACAAATCACGCACTTTCAGTCTTTGGGAACTTGTCGTCGTCAATGGACAGATTAAAGATCGACCCGTGACCATTGGTGGTATTCACTCTTTTAACAGCCAGATGCACTTTTTGAGAGTCATGTCCGATTATGGTGTAGCGCGCATTCAAGCCGCACGTCATAACTTTGAGCTCCGTAAGAACACACCCATATGTCCACTCCTCGGTGTAAGTTATGCCGACCATTTAGGTGTGAAGTGTTCGAGTGATTGTAAGCTCCTCGATGCACCCCGTCTCGTTCCTGCGCCCACTTACGTGCCCCAAAGTGGAGGTATGGAGGAAGAGAACCCGCATAAGCTTGATAGTCGAACCCAACTTGATTTTAGCGTGAAGGCGTTTCTCATTTGTGTTTCTACCTTCGTGTTTGTGTCTCTTTTCTTTTTCTTCTTCTTCCCAGTGCTCACTGTCTTTGCCCTCATCCTTCTGGGGTTCTCTGCACTCTTCGCACGCACCTTTGTATTACCCCCTGCTAAGCTGTTTGTTTTCCAAACTTGCTCGGGTATTTTCCGGCGCATTGTCTACGACATGATTTCAGATTTCAGATCTTTCTCTGTCGTGACAATTTCTAACTTGTTCGAGTCGGTTAAGAATGGAAGATTGGTGGTTGATTGTTCTCGTACTTACTTTGCTCAATTGGTAAAGGAACATTTTGCACTCCTTGCTTCTGTGTTGGCCACACTTTCCGTCGTCTACTACTCAAGAGTAAAGTATTCACTCCAAGGTAATTTCGCTGCGGTTTCTAGTGTCCCGGATAACTCCACTATCGAGGAAACAACTACACGTATGAATAAGATCGCTAATATGGTGCGTCAGAAAACTCCATTGACTAGTACGCTTGATGATGTTAAAACACTCGTTTCCAGTTGTTTTTTCTCTCTCTACGCTGCAGATGGTAAACATGTCTCCTATTGTTTACATTCCGGTCAATACATGGTTACGACTGAACATGGTTCCTCTTCCGGTAGTCATCACTTCCGCTCAGTCTTCAACACTGGTCATTTCAAGAACAATAAGTTTCAGGAACGTGTTGTGACCACGACGAGTACCGACTTTAAGAGGTTAACTTTTGATGTGGTGGCTGTTCCGATACCTGCTGCTCCTGCTAAAGATTTCCGTACGTTGCTTTTACCTGAAGCCCATCTTCGCACGTACGTTAACTCAACGATGGATCTAGAAGTTTTGACTAAGGTTAATGATGAGGTCACTTGGTTGCCCTGTCGCGGTATTCTTCGCGACACACCGAAGGAAGTCTTTGTTGGTTCCACTGTCGACCTGCATTGGGAAGTTGTTTACCCATTTAAAACTTTCGTAGGTATGTGCGGCTCTATCATTGTTGTCAAACAGTTGAACTCTAAAGGCGGTCATCAGTCAGCGATCGTAGGTATGCATCATGCAGGTGTAGCTGATTCAGCCTTTGGTTCTTGTCGACCTTTGACGAGAGAGATGTTTGATTGGTGTTGTCCAACGATGAGCCTTATGCCCTCCCATGAGTCTAGCCTTAACATTGGACCATTGCGACCACAGTGTGCTGCGAGCAATATCCGTATGGAAGGCATTTGTCTAGGTTCTACTCCCGAGAATCGTACCTTCACCACGAGTATGCGTCTGAGTCGATTGAGTGATCTGTTCCCTGAGGTCACCTCAACTCACGAGCCTCCGAACTTAAAGCCGGAGTGGGATCCCGTTACGAAGAATGCCGTTGGTCTGTATCAAGCCCTTGATAAACCTCCACCTCTACACGACATCGATGTTCGAGCAGCGAAGAGAGCTTTGGACGATTTGATATTTTGTGATACATCTGGACAGCTTGGTGAGTCTTTACGCGAAATGACACCCCTGAGTTTCCAACAAGCCTTGGATGGTCGCGGTATTGTGAAACCTATCAATCTTAGTACTTCTATGGGTTTTCCTAACCCAGGTCCGAAGAGTGCTTATATTGGATATGATGATCAAACCAAACAACGATTTCTCAAGACAGAATTGGTTAAGAACGAGATAACCGAATATTTCGAAGTTAAAGCCGATATTGTCCCAATCGTTACCACCACTTTCCCAAAAGATGAAATCCGTAAAAAAGGTAAACCACCGCGTTGGATAAGCATTTTTCCTTGTTTCTTCTTGATTCTATGTAAGATGTTTCTCCTGCCTTTTCTTGTTCTTTGGGGTAAGTTCAATCGTCAGTCTGAGTGTTATGTAGGTATGAATGCGGGCAGTCCTGCTTGGACTGCGTTACACAATTCCGTGAAACCACCTGGTCCGGATTGGTTCATTTACTGCATTGATTTTGAGTCTTGGGATCGTTGTTTTTCTGACATCCTTCGAGATTACTTCAATATCTACATCTTAACACTGGCTAATCACTCCAAGTATACTGACTCACATGTCGCTATGTTGCACCGTTTGCTCCTTAGCTTATCACATGTGTTTACCGTTATAGGTGGGCTTGTCTTTTACGTGACCTGGTATGTCTCATCCGGAGATCCAGTGACCGTTTTCGTCAACTCCTGGGCTCAAAGGTTCCTCCTGCGTTATTGGTATTATCATACTTGTCCTGATCAACCAGACAATTCTTTCAATGTCAATGTCCGCTGTGCTACCTATGGAGATGATGGTTTAGGTTCTTGTAGACGTTTGCCGGGTATGAGTCAGCTTTCGTTGGCGGCGTGTGTTGCTCATTTCGGTTATAAGGCAACTTCATCAGATAAGACGGCTTTGAAACCTGAAGTTTCCCCCAGTGAAGTTAGTTTCCTGAGACGCTCTTTTAGATGGGATGATGAGTTTAATGAGTATTTGGCCCCCCTTGAGATTTTGTCCATTAAGAAAATGTTGTGTTGGTTCGATGTTTCATCAAACGTTTCTGAGTTGGATTGGTGTGCTGATGTTGTAGAAAATTCGTGTCGTGAAATGTTTCTTCATGGTCGGGAGGCATTCACAGCGTGGATTGAACCTTTGTTTGTTAAGTGTGAGACCGAGGGTATCCGCTGGAAGGTTCGAACCTTTGATGAATACAAGCTTCTTTATGAAAGAGGTGAGTTTTCGTCTTGGGATCTATGACTCATTATAGACCAGGAAGTCTATAAACTCCTGAGGCTGGACCGATGTCTCGAGAAACCAAAAGGTCCTTGTGTGGGCAGATCACTTTTTAAGATTCTTTGTAAGTTCAATCTGAAAAGAAGCACCCACCATGTTTTAGAACCCAAAATTGTGTTAGTCTACGTCGACTTTCACTCTTACTCACGACGTTCAAAATTAGAAGAACCCCAAACCGGTGAAGAAACCTTTACCACCGCTCATGTTGATGCTCCTTTGAGCGAGAGCACCGAGACCACGAAACTCGCGCTCTTATCAACACCGAATGTTTTACCATTGATAGCTGATGAGTTAAAGAAACCCGTTTTCTTGACCTCCTTCGCTATTGCAGCAGGTGCCGCAGTCAACTTGATTGCCTTGGACACTACGCTTGCTAATGCATTAACGTTCGATTATCGTTATCGTATTTTGAAGAAATACCCGTATGGCCGCTTCACCATGCGTGTCCGCATTGTTGTCAGTGGATCCCCGTATTCTACTGGTAGCTTTGTTGTATCATTGAGGCCCATCATCAGACCTTTGACTAGTCTTGATGGTGGTGTCAACACTGCGTGTGCTATAGTCTTAGCTGCTCAAGCCATGGAAATTAATCATGTTTGGTGTTTTTGTAGAGATTCAGGTACGTATGATCTCGTTATGCCAACCATCAGTACAACTGACTGGATTCCCCTTACCCTTCCTACTTTGCCTCCAATTGCTCAACTTCAAGCCATTGTTGCTACCCACCCTAATTCCACATCCACATCTGAGACGGGTGGTTGTTCTTGTCAGATCTACACCATGATTGAAAATCCAGAGTTCCTTGCTTATGGTCCTATGACACCCCAATCTGAGAAAGGGGGCAGAATTGCCAACATTGTCGGTACTTCTGTTTCTAAGATAGGTTATTATGCTAGTGACAGAGCCTCACAAGCCGTCACATCTGCCTTAGCCAGTCTTGGACTCGGTAAACCAGTCAGCCAAAATGAAGTTTCACTTATGGCCCCGATAAATCCTAATTCTGACGGGAATTTTCGTGGTACAGTCCTTTCCACACATATGGTTTCCGAAGAGCCCATTCCCTCGGAGGATCATATGTTATTGTCACACCACGTTGACGACAAGTGGAATTTTGTTGGAACTTTTTCCATAGTCGATGGTATCGCCCCTTCAGTGCTTCTGAATCGCAACACTATGTTCACAACTAGTTATGATAGTTATTTGGGTCTTGCCTGGCACAACCGTGTCCAATTCCTAAATAGGGTTTTCACTGCCTGTCATTACGATTTTGTTACATGTCGTGTCACTTTGGATGCCAACGCCTTCCAAAGAGGTACATTGCGCATTACTTACATTCCGTCTCATTGGGAAGGTACTGGTTCATCTACTGTCGCCTATGCTGACGATAGGAGTGATTACATGACAACAACGTGTACTTATCCAACTTGCACTCAAGTCGAGCTTAAGGTCCCTTGGACATCTCTTGACTATTGGGGTTCCCCTATTCTGGGAACAAGTGGTAAGGATGCAGGCTCTGGTACTTTCGTTATTGAAAGCATCAATGTCCCCAAGACTTCCGGTGCCCCTGTCACTGGTTGGGTTGAGTTTAAGTATGATGGGATGAAGTGGGCTCGACCTAGTACAGTTGGTATTTATACCAAAGTTCAAGGTAATGTTGTCTTGAGTCCGCAGTCAGGCATAGATGAGGTTAAAAGTATCCGTGACATTATTAAATGTTACTCCACTTTTCTCATACCCGCTACTCTTGTCGATGGTTCCAACTTCCTCGGGAACTATACTTTCAACAACTCTATCCGCTACTACAATGATGGTGTCGATATCCCTGACGGCCTTGCCGGTACTGGCGGAACCAGCAACCGAGAATCCTGTGTTACGAGTTATTTGGCGTATTTCTCACACATTTTCTTGATGCATCGTGGTTCATTGCGTTACCGTGTTATCCAACACACTCTTAATGGTAACGTGGATATCATGTCTCGACCACCCATGCAAGTGAGTGTCTACAGACGTAGTTACACATCCAGCGGCAATGATCAGTACATTGATTGGCCAACTACTCTTTCTGTTCCCACCTCCATGCGGTTCCACCAGCAAATAGCTCTTTCACTCAATATGCAAGGTAACCATTTAGAGTTTGAGGTTCCGTTGGCGATGAAAGGTTTATGGTTACCCTCAAAACCACCCGGTAAAGTTTTGCTCCGCACGGTTTATGGTTGTTCGGATCTTGATAGATATTACGGAGACTCCATTTCAGTTCTCTTTCAAGATTTAGACCCATTCAACACCCGTCACACAACTTTTCAACAAGCTGCCGGGGACGATTTCACTTTTTGTGGTGATACTTTCACCCCAATCATAGTGAATAGGTCTTGAGTCATTGTAGTTTGTCTACAACTTTTCGTAATTTGAGTTTCAAATTGCCTCGAGGTTTTTCGAAGACTTAGCTGATGTCTTTTCCTCCCTGCTTGGATAAGCAAATTTCATTTTTAGAGAGTATTTCTGTGTAATACCTCAAAAGTCCAAAAC